ATGGGCACAACAAATAAATTTTTTTTGTGCACTAAAAAAAATATATTCGCCCGCAAACCCGCATGGAATGGGCATGTCAAGAGAAAAATATGGGGGGAACACCCTACCTCTGTAAAATTTTTTGTTTTACTTTTTGTGCACAAATTTTACAGATTTGTGCACATGCAAACGGCAACAGAAGAGTCAGTGGATACACAACACATCGGATTCCGAATCCCAAATAGCCTCCGCGAAGCAGCTCTGGAGCGGATGCAGGGGAAATACTCAACCTTCAGCGAATACATTCGCGACCTGCTCCGCCGGGATGTTGAAACCAAGGAGGCTTCGAAATGAGCGAGGGGTTTTTTGATCGCTATCCGCAATGTGCGGAGTTTGCGGAGATTTTTGACTGGCTGCGGTCGCTGGAGGTTTCGGCGGATGTGGCGGCTGAGGTGTCGAGGTCGCTGCTGTGGGCTGGGGGCCGGGCGAAACGCAAGGGGGCGAGCGGCGGGGCCGTGGAGGCAGGGAGAGCGGGTCGTCCTCGGGCGCTCTCGCTTGAGCAGGTGGCGGAGATCCAAGCGGCTCACACGACTTGGGACAAAGCCCAAGGGTCTTTCACCAAGGCGATGGCTACGCGCTTTGGCGTGTCGGAGGACACGGTGCAGAGGGTGGCTAACAAATCAACACAGGAGGAGGAGAAATGAAGCCGGGATATTTGAGACCCGAGGAAGCGGCCCAATACCTCTCAGTCTCACTCAGCACTATTTACAACAAGAAGCGGGCCGGGCTTCTCAAATTCTACAAATTTGGCGGCTCAACCTTGCTCAAGGTGAGCGAACTCGATGCGGCTGTTGAGAAGGGGGTCCAGGAATGAAGGCGCCACGACTCTACCTGTGTGAGGGCTATGACCCTTTGTTCGGGCCGGTGCGGCACATGATCAAGGCATGCGGGTTTAGCGATGCTCGGACGAAATTTTACCACCTGCATGGCATTCAAGCCCTGCATGTCTCGCTGGAGAGATAATTTTTATGGAACACGAAGTCATAATTAGACAACTGCAGTTCGCGTGGGAGTTTTTCCGCGCTATCGGCCCAGCCGTTGTGCTGGGGGTCGCAACCTACTGGGTCACCACATGGGGGGAGGCACGATGAGCGCTTGGTGGGTGATTGATACTGAGTCGCTGTCTTCGTCAGTGGGGACGAAGGAGGCTACGGGGCCGTTCACTTCGCGAAAGGATGCGGAGGATTGGATCCGCGAGGATTTCGAGGCGTGGTTTACCGCAAGCGAGGTGCCGCTGAATGACAGGGAAGTAGACTGCGCAGGGCAGATGCTCATCTTGGAGCAGAAGGCGTGCGTGCGGCCTGTGGCCAAGGTGCAGGTCAAGACTCAATTGGTGGAGGAGTCCGCAAAATGAGCACCTGGACGCATGTGGGCACATCGATGCCGGATAGCGACACCGATGTGATTCTGGCAACTCAGGATGGCCATGTGGAGGCGGGATTTCATGATGGCAAGGACTGGCGATGGATCAATGCAGGACTGATTGCCATCCCTGTCACGCACTGGATGCCGTTTCCGCTTCCACCACTCAAGGAGGCGGCATGAGCGCGACGCTGGCCATCTCCATTGCGCTCCTGACTCTCGGCTCCTGCATCGCCTGCTACCTGCTCGGGCAGGACAGCGTGCGGCAGCAGCTACGCAATAGCAATGAGCGCCGCCGGCGCTGGGAAGAATTTGATGACGAGGATTAAAATTATGAAACTGAACATAGTAACAGGTAAGATACAGCGGGCGCAGCGCGTCTGCTTTTATGGGGTCGAGAGCGTGGGTAAGACCACGCTGGCGGCGAGGATGCCAGATCCAGTTTTCTTGGATGTGGAGAAGGGGTCGGCGCACCTGGATGTGCCGCGCCAGGAGATCAAGTCTTGGACTGAACTGCTGGAGGTGGTGAAGGAGCTGGCCTCGGGTAGCTATGGCTACAAGACGGTGGTGCTCGACTCTATCGACTGGGCGGAGCGGCTGAACCATGCCGATCTGTGTGAGCAGAAGAAGATCAAAAGCCTCGAGGAGATTCCCTACGGCAAGGGATTCACAATGGCGGCGGAGCGGATGGCTCGCTTCCTCAATGATCTGGACCGTCTTGTGGATGCGGGCATCCATGTCGTTTTGGTCGGCCATGCTCATATCAAACGCCAAGAACCGCCTGATCAGGTGCAGGCATTTGACCGCTACGAGCTGAAGCTGACGAAGCAGGCTTCGCCGTTGGTGAAGGAATGGGTGGACCACCTGTTTTTCCTTAACTTCAAAACTCGGATCGTCGAGAGCGAGTCGGGCAAAGCCAAGGGCCGAGGCGGCAAGGAGCGGGTGCTCTATACTACGCACACGGCGGCCTACGATGCGAAAACTCGTTCGGAGCTGGCGGATGAGTTGCCTCTGGACTTCGCGAGCATCTCCTCGCTCTTCGGAGCGGTGAAGGCTCCGGTGGCGGCTGCGGCTCAAGCCTATGCGGCGGCTCAACCTTTGGAGACCTACCTCGAACCCCATGAGCAGGCTGTGAATGCCTGGCTACTGGCTAAAGGCAAGATCACCGAGGGTCAAACCTGGCGGGATATGCCGCCTGCGCTGCGGGACCAGGTATCGGCGAGGCCGGAGGATTTCCTCCAAGCTGTGGCGAAAGCTGCTGCGTGAGCGTCGACCGCACATGTCGCGAGGTGCTGGGGGAGGACATTGGGTATTTCCTATTCAAAATCTCCCCCGATGGGGGGATCCAACGCCGGCTGCGCTACGAGACCTATTCGCACAGCGACATCCGCGCCTTAGGCCCCTACCTCTCGGTCTCGAGCTGCGATGAGATCAACGCCGCCTGCGACAGGTTCTTAGCCTCCCGAGGAAGAAAGACAGGAAGAAATTATTCAAAACACATCAACAAAAAGCATTATGACATCTAATATACGACACAGCATGTTGCCGAAGCTGGCGGCTTGCCCGAAATTCACCCCGACTCCTGGCGATGCCGGTCCGGCTGCCCAGCGGGGCACGGTGATGGACGAGGCATTTCGTTTGGGGTTGCAGGGCGACCGCACCAAGATCGACGCGCTGCCGGCGGAGGACCGCCCAGCGGTGGAGTGGGCGGTCGCCCTTATGGAGGACTACAAGCGCACGGGCACCATCGAGGCTCGGGAGGAATACTTGGCCATGCACACTCCAGGCATCGCCCATGTCGGCACAGCGGATGCGCTCTGCGAAAAGCTCGGCTGGGTGGCAGATTTGAAGACAGGGCAATTACGCGGATACATGGAACAGGTCGCAGCCTACTGCTACGCCCTGATGCACAAGAACTTTGAGCAGGACTACTGCGCCCATGTGCTCTACTGCGACCATCAGGTGGTGAAGAGCTACCGCTTCACCTTGGAACAGGCCAAGCAGATTGTGGAACGCATTATTGCGGAGGTGAATGACCCGTCCGCAGAGCCTCGGGCGTGTGACTACTGCGGATGGTGTGCGAATCAAAATACATGCCCTGCCGTTGTGAAGCCTGTAGAGCAGGGGTTGGCACTGGCAGCACAGCCAGTCACGAGTCTGGAAACGATCCTCGGCACCATCATGGATTCGCCAGAGCGGATGGGGGAATTTTTCGCGCAATGGAAGATGGCCGAGAAGCTGGTAGCCGAGCCAGTGGAGAAATTCATGCGGGCTCGCCTGGAGACTGGCGCCGAGATACCAGGCTGGAAGCTCACCGATGTGAAGGGCCGCGAATATGTGGACATAGAGGGCATCGCTTGGGCCGTGAAGGAGGGGAACGCTCCGCTCGGACAGGTCATTGAAATCATGGGCGGGAAGATGACCGGCACCAAATTCCGCGAATGGGTCTCGGCGATGCTCGGGACGAACCCGCCGGAGGGTCTCATCCGCACCGGCACCAGCAGCAAACAACTTCGCCAGGTCAAAGTCACCAAGAGCAAATAATTTCCTCGCCCGGTTGGTGTATACCGACGGCAGGGGCAAAGGGGGGCTGCGCAATCCCAAAAAACGCAGACCAATCAATACATTATGCCTACATATACAGCAAAAAAACCAGAAGCGCCGCAGAGCGGCAACAAATACCATGTCGATCCAGGCGTCTATAAGTGTGAAGTTTTCACAGCAGAGGAGAAACGGAGCAAGAAGAAGCCGGACGGCTCGGGCGACAACCCGATGATCGAGCTGGTGCTCAAAGTCATGCTGCCGGATGGCAAGACAGGGCCAGAGATCCGCGACTACCTTGTCTTCACCGCAAAAAGCGGATGGAAGATCGACGCCTTCCGAGCCTCCTCGGGCGAGGCGGTGCTCGAGGGCGATGCCGAACTCACGGCGGAATCCTGCGAAGGCCGCGAGGTCGTTGCCATGATCGGCGACAAGCCGGGGGACAAGGAAGGAATTTACTGGAACTTCATCGAATACTACCTCCACGGCGAAGAGCGTGCCGAGTTCCTCTCGGGCAAGGCAGTAGCTCGACCTGTGGCCAAACCTGCGGTGAAAGTCGCTGACGGAGACGACATCCCGTTTTGACCAATGAGAGGTGTTCTGGAGTTCGATCTGCCGCAGGACCAAGCGGAGATGCGTTACGCACAAGCGGGGCTCGACGCCCTGCTGGTGCTTAACGGCCTGGACCAAGAGTGCCGGAGCCGTCTCAAGCACGGCGCCGGCGCGTTTGCCGAGCTCGATGAGAGCACCATCGAGCGGGTCCGCGAGTGGGTGCGAGGCGAGTCGGTGCGCAGGAACCTACCGGAGTTGGAATGAGGCATGATCTGGAACCGGCCAGTCACAGAAGCGTGCAATTTCAATGCTCGCCGATGCATGTGCCTCAAGAAGAAACGCTACGACACAAAAGAAAAGGCCGACGCGAAGTTGGAGAAGCGCATGGCCTCGGAGAAAAACCCACCCGAATATTTGCGAGCCTACCACTGCATTGTCTGTAAAGGCTGGCACTTAACGAAACAGAAAAGATGAGATTATTTATAGGAATAGACCCTGGCATCAACGGCGGCATCGCGTTCATCCCAAGCACCGGAAACCCTTGGGCGCACAAGATGCCTGAGACGGACAAGGATTTGATGGAGCTCCTGCGGGATTCCATCAACATCGCCACGCCGAAAGCGCTCATCGAGCTGGTCCATTCCTCGCCGCAAATGGGTGTCAAGTCGGCGTTTACTTTTGGTGAGGGCTACGGCCGTTTGCAGATGGCACTGACGGCGCTTGGCATCCCCTACGAGCGCATCAGGCCCGCCATGTGGCAGAAGGCGATGGGCTGCCTCACCAAAGGAGACAAGAATGTCTCGAAGAGCAGGGCGCAGGAGCTTTTCCCCTCCATAAAGGTCACGCATGCCATTGCAGATGCTCTCCTTATAGCCGAGCACAACCGGAGAACAGCGACAATTTAATGCAATACCCTGAGAAAGAGAGCGCCGTCGTCGGCTATATTAGTGTGGCTGGATTCGCCGGCGTGCCGAAATCGGCGGTCGTGGACCCCGAGGCATTCAGCTCAACACTGAATGGGCTCTACTACGCCGCCGCGCACCGGCTCCACCACGCTGGCAAAGCGGTGGTAGGCACGACGATCCTTGAGGCCATCGAGCGGGAGCCGTATTGGCTGAAGCTCGCCGAGGCCGAGGCGAAGGCAGCCGGGATGATATCTTGGCAGGATGGCGTGGTGCTGGCGGATACCTCGCTGGCATTCAACCCAGCGGGCGGCGCCATCATTGCCGAATACTTAGCCGACATTTCCTCCGCCTCAAATGCCCGCAAAGCAACCCGAATCGGCCGGAATCTGGCAGATGGCAGCATGCCTGTGGCTGAGGCGCTCGAGGAACTGAAACTCTTGGCGAAGCCGAAGTCGGCCATGGTTGGCGTGGAGATGCACACTTTCGAGCAACTCTGGGAATACAAGGCGGAAGACGATTCCAGCACCTTGGTGGGGAACCGCTGGCTGTGCCGTGGCGGCCAACTCCTGCTCCTCGGGCAGTCAGGCATCGGCAAATCCTCCTACACACTCCAGCAGGCGATGACCTGGGCGCTGGGTATGCCGTTCTTTGGAATGAAGCCCAAGCAGAAGCTCAAATGCCTGATCGTGCAGGCTGAGAACGATATGGGAGACATGGCCGAAGTGGTGCAAGGCGTGATGTCCTATGTCGTCGCGCAAAGTAAGATGACGCAGCGCGAGGCGGTGGATATCCTGCGGGAGAATGTCATCGTGGCTCGCGTCACAGCACAGACCGGCGAAGCATTTATCGAGGTGATCCGCGAGCTCATCGTCAAGCACGGCCCGTTCGATCTCGTCTACGGGGATCCGCTGCTGTCATTCATCGGTGACGATATTTCCCAGCAGGCTGTGGCCAGTCACTTCCTGCGCGAGCTCTGCAACCCGCTGGCCTTCGAGCACGGCTTCGCATGGGTATGGAGTCACCACACCGGCAAACCGCAGAGCGACAGCAAGAGCCGGGCGCATTGGAACGCGAATGACTACGCCTACATCGGCCTTGGCTCATCGGAGCTAACGAACTGGGCTCGCGCCATCTGTGTGCTCCAGACCACCAAGCACGAAGGAATTTTCAAGGTTCTTTTGGCAAAGCGTGGCAACCGCGCCGCTGTAGTAGACGAACACGGCCACCCGACCACGGACATCATCATCAAGCACGCTGACAAGGGACTACACTGGGAAGTCGCAGAACTCCCCGAAGAGACCCAAGAAGAGGGCAAGCCGCAGGGCAAAGCGGGGCGCACGCCAAAGATATCTGCCCTCGATGAGGCTGATATCGTGGCAAAGCACGCAGTATGGCCGCAAGGCGCTCGGGGATTCTATGCCGAAATGACGGCCAAGTATGGCGTGTCCCGCGACACTATCGAACGAATTCTCCGCCGGTCCAAGAAGGCCGAGCAATCACTCAAAGCAGCATGAAAATAAGTGCCGCAGAATTACCGCAGAATTACCGCAGAATAGAAATTATGCGGCACAGGATGACTGCCGCAAAATTAGTGCCGCATAATCCCCCCTTAAAGGGGGGGAATTATTCTGCGGCACTTAATTTTTCGGCGTCGTCATTTCCGTCCTGTAATTGCCGCAAAATAGATTTGTGCGGTAGCACACTATGAACACCCCCAAAAAACAACACGACCCATACATCGGCTGCCAAGCCTGCGGCCGCGAATGGCAAGACCACCCAGGCATCACCCACACCTGCCGACTCGCCACCGATCTGGCGACCTACCTCCGCTGGGCCCTCGATCATGTCGAGCCGCCCGAATACTCCCGCGACATCGGCGAGCAGGAAGTCTACTGGCAATCCGTCGAGGAAGCCCGGCGCCTCGTCGTCGAGGCAAGCAATTGGAAAGCACGCCAACCATGAAACCCAAACGATCCGCCAAACCCGAAACAAAGCACAGCATCGCCACCAAGCTGGCCACCGAATTCCAAGTCAGCGTCCAGACGGCCACCCAGTGGTTCGATGCCGGTTGCCCCATGGATTACGAGGAGGCCGTGCAATGGAAGCTCCAGAAGCGGGCACAAGCCGCGATTAAGTCCGAGATGGGTTCGCAGCCCAACAAGCTGGAAAAAGCCCTACAACAGGCCGCAGCGTGCGAAGAAACGGTCAACTGGGATGCCATGTCAACCCAGTTCCGACAAATGTGCGATATCGTGGCCGAGTTCTTCCTGATGGGCATGACGGTCACAACCATCAATACCAAGCTCGGTGTCGCCGTGCCTGTCATCAATCGCATCATAGCTAACCATCCCGATACCAAAGAGAAGGAAGCTCAAGCCCGCACCAATCGCCTTCGAGAGATCGCCAGGCTGTCATCCGATGCACTGGTTGACATGCTCGGGAACCCCATGCAACTCGCCAAGATGAAGCCCGCCGAGCTCAACTTCATCCTTGGCACCGCGCAAGACAAGCTCAGAGACTCCGAAGGTGGAGCGCAGCTCACCATCAGCATCCACAATAAAATCAATGCATTGTCATTTGAAGAACTCATCAACAGCATCCCCAAACAAGTTGATGCCATCGATGCAGAGTTCGAGATCGAGACGCCGTCGGGAACCAGTAGCAGTGTGAGCGCCGCCGTTTCAAAACCTCCGCTCAGTCTCAATAAGAGCACCGAAAACGAGCCCGAATCTGACGCGTCCGAGTAAGTCACTGCAAATCAACCCAAGCTCACTATCTATTCTAGGTGTTATCAGAAGTTATAAGCCAATAATCGCCCGACAGGGGGGGGAGGGGGGTCGGTCCGCTGGCTCCGCAAAATTACCCCCACTCGTCCAGCCCCCGAAAAATTTTATGAAAAAACAGCAACCTAACAAGCAAGAAACAAAACAAGATCAACCGCCTATGCCTCCTGAGTGGCCGAGGATGGGCAAGGCCGCGCCTGGGAGACAACCGCAGAACCCCCGTGTGTTGAGGGTAGACCTCGACGGCGAAGTCGTGAATGTGCAGGTGCGGTCGAATACCTATTACCGGGCGAACGAGCCGGTCTTGGTGGGAGTGGACGCCGGAGGTGCGTTGGTGGCAGTGAAGCCGAAGACGAATGCGCTGTTGCATGGGGGGTATGAGGGATGACGCCAAACGAAATGCTTTCTATGATTGCGCAGCTACGGCGCGAGCGCAATGAGGCTTTGGCTCAAGTCAAAGAGTTAATTTATATTTCAGAACGCGCTATTGCGCTCGCGGACATTGATTATGAGAACGACAAGTTCGGCGTTGTCTCCGAACTCCGATCCGATCTGGAAAAAATAAAGGGGGGCGCGAAATGAGCTTTAACCCACAAATAATCGAACTCGCTGATGGACTAAAATGCGTTTTATTAGAGGAATATAAAAAACTGGAGCGCGAGCGGGACGAGGCGCGAGCGGAGCTATCCTTGAAATGTCAATCTGTGACAATCGCAAGTGGAACCATTTCCGACTTACTCAAAAAAATCGAGCGTTTTGAAAAACAGATCGAAGGATTGAACAACTTTGCCAACGAGAGGTTTGACGAAATTCAGCGAGTTAGACGCGAGCGCGACGAGGCGATGAGGCAAAACGCCAAGTTGCGCGACATTGCGGAGAGGGCGCAAACTATTTGCGAAAGATGGGTATCTCCGCAATACGCAGACGCAGGAGCCGTAAAACAACTCCGCGCCGAACTCGATCAACTGATGGAGGGCGCGAAATGACCGCTAAAGAAGTGAGCTTTAATGGCGAGGCAAATATCTTCACCCCTACTCGCTTTTCGGATTTAGCCCACCAGCGTTTAACCATTCGGTTTTTAAAAGGAAGAACTGAGCACCTAAGCAGGGCGCAAGAAATGCCTAATCATTTCTTTTGGAACAGAGAAACGGAAACTTTCTACTACATCAACCGTGCAAAAAGGTTGTTTCGCGTCGAGTTTGTTGAGGAGGGCGCGAAATGAGCGACACCCCAGAGACGGATGCTGCGCAACATGAAGGACTGCTTAGAACAAACCCGATTCCGATGCAGGTCGTTACAGCCAACTTCGCTCGCAAGTTGGAGCGCGAGCGCGACGAGGCGTGGGAGATCGCAGGCAGGTTGGCACATTTTCTGGAGCGCCCAGCTTACTCGGTGGATGAGGCAATCGCCCGAATGGAGGCGTTGAATTCTTACAAGAAGCAAAAAAGCCAATGACCTGCCCGACTTGCCAATCTCCCACGCGAGTGGTCTCCTGCCGTTCTGTTGGCGAGGGGTTTATTCGTCGGCGCCGGTGTGAGAACGACCACCGTTTCAACACCGCCGAGGTCTCGCACCTCGGCCCCTTCCCCTGGGCAAAGAAAACCGTGACCAAGCCCACCAAGCGCCCCAAACGCACCCACAAGGCCAAGCCTAAGCCCTCGGATTGGCTCACCCGCATCAACGACAAGCTCGCCGCCCTATGACCTTCACCCAAACTCCCCACCCGCTGCTGCCATTTATCCCGCCGGAGCTTTTCGTTTCCGACTTCGAGGCGGCTAAAGCCCTTCTTGCCGAGAGGGAACGCCGCATTGTCTTGGAAAAAGAGGATCCGATCCGCTACGGCTACGAGCCCGAGCACTGGACCAAGGCCGAAAAGATCGCCAAACGCTACCGCGATCTTTTGGTCCTCGGAGGCAACCGCTCCGGCAAGTCCACATGGGCAGGAAAAATGGTCGTCCGCACCCTGCTGGAGAAGCCCGCGAGCCGCGTGTGGTGCTTCCAGACCACAAACGACAACAGCATCTCGATGCAGCAGCCCATCGTGTGGAATTTCATGCCCGCCGAGCTGCGAACGGCCAAGCGCAGCAAGATCACCAACATTTCCTACACGCAGAAGAACGGTTTCTCCGAAAATACCGCCGTCCTTCCGAACAAATCGCAGGTGTGGTTCCGCAATTACGCCCAGGACATCACGACAATAGAGGGTGGTGAGATCGATTTAGCCTGGTGCGACGAATTAGTGCCCCTCGACTGGCTTGAGACCATCCGATTCCGCCTTCTCGACCGAAATGGCATCCTCCTCGTCACATTTACCCCCATCGAAGGCTACTCGCCCACGGTAAAAAACTATCTCCAGGGCGCCAAGACGCTCGAGGAGTGCGATGCCGAGCTTTTGCCGAGAAAAAGCGGCAAGGGATTTGAAAAAGTCCCCGTCGTGCAGGAATGCACCAGCCGCCACGCCGGCATCATCTATTTTCAGACCAAAAACAACCCGTGGGCAGGCTACGGGCGCATGAAGACCGAGCTCGCCAAGCAACCGCGAGAAAAAATCCTGTGCCGCGCCTACGGCGTCCCCGTCAAGGCCGCCGCCACACGCTTCCCCCGCTTCCGCGAGTCGGTGCATGTCGTCAAGGCCGACCAGATTCCCCAGGAAGGCACGAACTACCTCTTCTGCGACCCGGCGGGCGGAAAAAACTGGTTCATGCTCTGGATCCGAGTGGACGCCGCCGAGCGGGCGTGGGTCTACCGCGAGTGGCCGCAGACCGATACCTACATCGAGGGCGTCGGCTACGCCGGGCCGTGGGCGATCAGCAGCGGCAAGAAAGCCGACGGCGAAGCCGGTGAGGGGCAGAAATCCTTTGGGTATGGGTTGCTCGCCTACAAGGCCGAAATCGAGCGCATGGAAGCCCTCGACGGGGTCAAGATTTTTGAGCGCTGGATAGACTCAAGGTATGCGAACACCACCGTCGCCGGCACCCGCGAGCAATCCACCACCCTCCTCGAGGAACTCGAAGATGTCGGCATGTCCTTCCGATCCTGCCCTGGCGAGAACATCGAAGAAGGCGTCGGCCTCATCAACAACGCATTGTTTTATGACGAAGAAGCACCCATCGACCACACCAACGCGCCTCGGCTCTACATATCCGAGTGCTGCACCAACACCATCTGGGCTCTTAAAGAATGGACCGGATCCGACGGCCAGAAAGGCGCCAGCAAAGACCCCATCGACTGCCTCCGCTACCTCCTCGCCTCTGGAGTCGGCAATGTGGAAGGAGGAAAGCTCAATGTCACCGGAGGAGGTGCCTATTAAACGCCGCACGCTCCGCAAGCGCGATGTCATGGACCTCCTCGGCATTTCGGAGCGCACCTACAAGACCTACATCGAAGTCGGCCTCCTGCACCCGCTCCCCGCGCCCCGGCAGAAACGCCACACCTTTTCACTCGCAGCCATCATCAAAAAATTCCAACTCGCCTGACCCTATGATCACCCTAAAAAAAACCACCCGCTACATGCTGCCAGACCGGCTCGACGACGACGACATGCGCACTGCGCTGTGCATGCCCGGCAGCAAGCCGCTCGTCGCGCAGGCCGTCCTGCAAGTCCTCCGCGACCATATCGATGACGCCACCGAATTGGTCGGCAGCATCAAGACCGCCACCGAGCACGGCCAGCTCGCCCACTGCGCCGGAGCCCTCGACGCCCTGCGCGGCTTTGAGTCCGACCTCCTCCAGCGCATTGACGAAGCGAGCAAGAAGATGTAGAAAACTTTCGGCGGTCATTGAGGGCATGCCGTCTCGCCGTTCCCAGTGGGTAAGCGAGGCGACCATGAGCGACCTGAGCCGTCGGACCTTTTTCAGCCCAGCGAACCGTTAAGCAATCCTTAGCGGTTCGCTTTTTTCTGCCGTTATAGGTCGGTCGATGCCTGTTTCTGCCGCTCTGGGTGCGGCACCGTAGATTTCCAGAATTCTGTCGTCATTCTGAATTTCAACGAGCCCCTGTGCCGCTCGCCCCAAAAGGCACTGACCCACTTGGTTGGAAACCATGACGCCAGACACAAACGACACCCCACTATCGCTCACCGACATTGCAGCCGAAATCGGCTTCGATCTCGAGGAGATAACCCCGCAGGAACAACCCGCCGCCGAGGAGACCGAAGCCGCGCCAGAAGCGCAGCCAGAGGCCACCGAGACGGAGGACGCCTCAGCGGAAACTGATCTTTCACAGGATACCGACGAAAAGTCTGACGACGACAGCGACGCCGAGTCCGAAGAGGACAAAGACGACGCCGAGCCGGAAGAGGAAAAGAACCCCGTCCCCGAGAAGCTCCTCAAGCGCATCGACAAAATCACGGCCAAGCGCCGCGAGGCCGAAGAACGCGCCGAGACCCTCGAAAGCGAGGTCAGCGAGCTGCGAGCCAAACTCGACGCCACCGTTCCCATCCAAGTTACGCCCACTGCGAGCGACCCGCTCGCCGATGTGGAAACGCCCGAGCAACTCGAAGACCGAGTTGCCACCGCGAAGAAAATCCGCGCTTGGGCGATCAAGAATTTGGAAGGCGGCACCGTCCAGAATGCCGCCGGCGAGGATGTCTACTACGAGCCTTCCCAGGTTCGTGAATACCTCGCCACCGCCGACGAGCTCCTCACCGAGCACGCCCCCAAGCGCAAGGAATGGATTTCGCACCGCAGCATGGTCCTCAACGAAGCCAAGGCCGTCTACCCGGCACTCTTCAAGGCAGGCACCCAAGAGCACGAAAGCCTCTTGGCCACCATCAAAGCCCATCCCTACCTCAAAAATCTCCCCCAACTCGAGATGATCGTGGGAGACGCGATGGAAGGCATGAAGCTCCGCTTCGCCCGAGCCGAGGCCGCCCAGAAAAAAGCCGCATCGTCCAAGACCGAGTCGAAATCCCCCGTGAAAGCCAGCAACCCGCCGAGTCCTGCAAAAGGTGCCCGAGTGCCCGCCCAAGACATAGCGAACCGCGAAGGAGCAAGAAACCTGCTCACTCGAGGATCCGCACTCAAAACCGACGACATCGCAGCGTTCCTCGAAGGAGCGCTCTAACCCCCCAAATCCAAACCAACACCCCCCCTTAACATATGCCCGCAACACTCATCACCTCCCAGACTGGCATCCGCCAGGACCTCTCCGACCTCATCGCGGTCGTGGACGCAAAATCATGCCCCGTCGTCTCCATGGCGAAAAAGGGCGCAGAACCCATCAACCCCCTCACACAATGGCAAGCTGACGCCTTCGGCGCTCCAACACTCGCCGGTGTCCTTTCGAACTCGGATGTCACATCTTCCGACTACGAAGACCAAGCCGCCAACCGCGTGCTCCTCTCGGCCCGCATTCAGAAGTATCGGCGCGTCCCGAGTGTAGATGATCTTGCAAATACCGTTTCTGAGGTAGCAGGAATCGGCAAAAAGAAAGAAATGGCCCGCGCCGTCAGCAAGAGCCTCGAGATGCTCAAGCGCGACATGGAAGCCACATTCTGCTCGGACCAAGAGTCCCGCGAGCAATCCGGCTCCAACGCCTACCTCACCCGTGGCCTCGGCAAGTGGATCCAGAATGGCGCCCAGACTGACCTCCCCGTCAACGCCAACTACCGCACGCCCACCGGTTCGATCAACGCGACCGCCACAGCGAGCCTCACTGAAAACAACATCCAGGACATGCTCCAGAGCATCTACACCCAGACCGGCAAGGTTTCGACCTACAGCCTCGTCTGCGGACCGACGCTCAAGCGCCAGTTCACATCCTTCACCCGCACCCAGTTCGCTTCGACAAATGTCGCCAGCGCGATCCGCGTGTTGAACCAGAAGGACGAGAACAAAATCGTCTCGACGGTGGATATCTTCGAGGGCGACTTCGGCACTCTCGAGCTCATCCCATCGCTCTTCCTGGCCGCTGACGCGACCACCAACGCAGCCGCTGTGCAAAACGGCCGTGGCTATGTCCTCGACATGGACATGGTCGAGCTCCGCTACAACCGCAAGCCTCGCTTCCAAGAACTGGAAGACCGTGGCGGTGGCCCACGCGGCATCGTAGACGCCATCTGCGCCCTCTGCGTCAAGAGCCCTCTGGCTCTCGGCAAGTTCGCACCGACAGCCTAATCCAGCCTCCCCCGCATAGGCCCTACGGAGGGGCGCTCACCACCCTCCAGATAAACCCTGAGCGCCCCTCCCAATGCGGGACAATTTTCTAAATGTCCGACCTCGCAGTAGAACTCGAAGCCGATCTTGGTGACCTCGCCCCGCTGGTCACTGAGGAACTACGCACCGGCTGGCACGCCAGCATGGTCAACGCCGAGATGCGCCAGCAGCGGATCAAAGCCGCGAGCGACCGCATCGCCGCAGCCCGCAGCACGGTGGACGGCATCGGCCAGCACACCATGAGCGTCGATTTCGATTCCTACATCTACTGGAACAACCTCTACCCCGGTTGCTGGAAGGACAAAGGATTCCGCGAGGAATTCAAAAAAGCCAACCCCCACACCGTCGTCACCACCACCGCCAAGCCGACCATCGTCGTCCAATGAAATCCTCGGACATCTCAGAAATCATCGGCTTGGTCGAAGAAGCGGAGACCGACGCAGCCAACTACTGGTCGCGCAAGAATCTCAACTACAACCAGCGGTTCTGCCTCTGGCCAGGACAAGACGACACCGGCCGCAAATACTCGTCGAACCTCGGCAAAAACGCATTCCCGTGGGATGGGGCGAGTGATTCGCGCATACGGCTTTCCGATATGTTAATTAATGAGCGCGTGCGGCTTATGAAGAATTCCTTCACCCGCGCCCGTCTCGCCGTCATGCCGACCGAGACGACCGACATCCAAGCCGGCCGCAAAGTCGAGACCGTCATCCAGTGGCTCCTCAATTCCCACTGCGCCGCCATGACCAAGCGCGAGGTGGAACTTGCCGCAAACATCCGCGAGACTTACGGACTCGCCGTCATGGGCGTCTTTTGGCGCCGCACCACTCGCAACGAAAAACTCACCTTCACGCTCGAGTCTCTCCAGATGCAATACATGGAGACCGGCGACCCTCAGATCGCCATGATGATTGAGGCCATCCTCGACCCCACGCAGGAAGAAGCCGTGGCCCGCGAGATGGATCTCCTGCTTCCAGGCCAAGGCACCGCAGCCAATGTCCGCAAGCTCCGCGAGACCGGAGCGTTTGAATACGACTCTCCTTACATCTTCGAGAACCTCCCCGATTGGCAAGCCTACGAGCCGTGGGAGGACATCATCTTCCCGCCCTCCACCTACGACCTCCAGCGGGCCCCCTTCATCGCCTGCCGTGAACTCCTCCGCGAGGACGAGCTCCGCGAGCGTGAGGTCACCGAGGACTACGACCCACGCTGGATCGAAGAAGCCGTGAAGCACAAAGGCATCTCCCGCCGCACCGGCCGCAACATGTATCGCATCACCGATACATTCCTGCTCTCCGACGACCGCGACATGATCGAGGTCTGGCGCGTCTACCAGAAAAAGTGGAACGAAAAACTTGGTGCCATGGAGGTCATCTGCACCCACATCCAGCCCAGCGTCGTGGACCGTGTCGCCAAGTCCGAGGCCATGGGCTACGAGCACGGCCAGTATCCCTTCATCGAGCTACCCCTCGAGCGCACCAGCCGCCCGCTCATCGAGGCCCGAGGCGTGCCCGAGCTCGTCGCCACCCAGCAGAGCGAGATCAAGGTGCAACGCGACTACCGCAGTGATCGCGCCAGTTTGACCATTCTCCCTCCCCTAAAAGTCCCAGCCAATCGAGGCAAGATGGAAATCGTCCTCGGTCCCGCCAAGCAGCTCCCAGAGCGTCGTCCCGGTGAATTCCAATGGATGGCCCCGCCTGTGAATGACATGGGCACCATCGAAATCGAAGCCGCCACACGCCGCGATGTGGACGAATATTTCGGGGTTCCCCGCGCCGACATGGCCCCGCAGCGGGCTCTCCTGGCCCAGCAGGATTTGGTCGATACCTGGCTCGCCGACATGGCCCTCATCCTCGGCCAGACCTTTCAGCTCTGCCAACAATACCTCGACGATATCCAATTCGTCCGAGTCGCCGGCGGCCTACCCACCCCCTTCCGCGCCAGCCGCCAGGATATCCAGGGCAAATACGACCTACGCCTTGACTTCGACGCCCGCACGCTCGACTCCGAGGCCCTCAAAATCAAGCTGCAAGGGCTCACCCAGCTCATCCCCCTCGACACGCAAGGCGTCATCGACCGCGCCGGTCTTGTCAAATTCCTCTTCGGTTCCATCGACCCCAATCTCTCCGAGCTCCTCATCCGCGACGCCGAGGCCGCCTCTCAGCAAGAAATCGACGACGAGCAAGTCCAGTTCACGAAAATCGCCGCCGGCACCGAGCCACCGCTCAAAGGTGAGGGTCAAAATTTCCAGCTCCGCCTGCAAACCCTCCAAAACATCATCCAGAGCAACCCCGCCATCCAGCAGCGCCTGCAACAAGATCAAATCTTCGCCGCCATGCTCAACGCCCGCATGGAATCCTTCGCCTTCCAAGTCCAACAACAACAAAACGCCCAAATCGGCCGCGTCGGCGCCCAACCCGGCCTCCAAAAAGTCGCCGAAGAAATGCAAGGAGGCCCGCAGTGAAATCCATCCCCTACAAAAAAGTCCGCGATGGCGTGATCTCCCGCATGGGCATCGACCCCGACCAGCCGCTCATGGCCTCGCAGGCCACGGCGTTGGCGGAGTATTTGACCACCGCAGCGGCGACGGCTTGGACATTTTTTGATTGGCCGGAGGTTTATTTGACCGAGGCCCGCACGCCAGTAGGCGATGGCTACGCGCCGGGGCTGTATACCTACGAGTCGGATTATGTGGGCACGACCTCTTACATTGGCCGGGCCTTGCAGGGCTCGCAATTTGCGGACCCTGTGTGGCGGATTAAGCGCGTCACCACGACCGCAGCGGGCGATCTACTGAATATCGACACCGCCGTGGATGTCGCGTGGAACGACCGCACGACCGCGACCTACATCGAGACGAGCACGAATGCGCCTGCGGAGGAGTTCATTCCCTACATCCCGCTTCTGGCTCCAGGCCAGAAGGCCATCGGCAATGTGCTCAAGGTTTATGACATCAAGCCCGACGAAGGCCGCGTCACGCTGTCGCTGGATTTCGTCGTCACCGAAGACCGCATCCTCATCACCGATACGGACTACATCTCCGGCCAAGTCTGGGTCGAGTTCTCGCTGCCTCAGCCAAAATTCACCAGCACCGCTTTCAACGCTTCCACCGCTTACGCAGCGGGCGATCTCGTTTACTACAACAGCACCGGAGATTGCTACGAGGCCATCGCCGACACCACCGGCAATCTCCCGACGAATGAGGAGTTCTGGCTACGCCACCGCATCCCAGCTTTCCTCGCCGATTACCTCAAGTTCTACGCGCTCGCTGAAACGCTTTCCGAGGACGGCCAGATGGACAAAGCCAACTACCAGTTCGCCCGCGCCGAAGGCATCCTGCAACAACGCATGGACGACGCCTGGCTCCGCCGAGGCGAGGTCCGCCGCTACTCCGCCAGCTTCCAATAACCCCCTATTGACACCCTTCACCATAATTAAATTAACGACATGAGTAACCCCACAATTCAGATCGCCGCCCGCAACACCGCTGGCATTGTCCAACCCGTCCAAGCTACACCAGATGGGGCTCTGCGGGTGAGCACAGGTTTTCCTACTCCCGCTTACACGAAGTATGAAAATGTTCGTTTCGCCGCCCCCGCGACGAACAACACAAGCTATGTCGATTTCACTTTCAACGGAACCTCAGTAGCCCGAATCGTGAATACCTATTTCGGAGCCAATCCCCCCACGGCCGACAACGCGGAGATCCGCAGCGTCGAGATTAAATTCCCGCCCTACGCGTAATGTCGCAGGTTTTCTTCAACCCCTTTTCCGGCGCAGCGCAGAATATCGCCATTCCGCAGCTCGACTCCTCGGGCCAAATCTCCGGCGCGATGATTCCAGACGACTTCGACGATGTGCAAGCCTTCCCGACCCTCGCCGACTTCCCAAACCCCGGCGTCGTAGCCCGCATCTACTTTCCGCAAGATTCCAACATCCCCCATCGTTGGGACCCCGACACCCTTTCCTACCTCCCCATCGCCTCCGACGCGGACGGCGGTGAGTTTTAGGACAACCCCGCAGAACAACCAAACACCCCCAAAACACCATGCCAAATACCCTTCGCATCAAACGCCGCTTAACCGGTGCCTCAGGCGCTCCCTCCAGTCTTGCTGTAGGTGAGTTGGCCTATTCAAAAGTAGACAACAAACTTTGGATCGGTCTTGACGACCAAATCAAAGTCCTCGCCGGTGAGGGCCATTTTGCCACAAACGCAAACCTCGCCTCCGAAGTCTCCACGCTGAACTCCAGCATCAGCTCGGAAACCTCCCGCGCCACCGCAGCGGAAGCCGCCCTCGGCACCCGCATTGACAATGTTCTCTCGAATGTCACTCCCGGCTCGCTCGATTCGTTGACGGAAGTCGTCGCCGCCTTCGAGGCCGCCGACAGCAACCTCAACGGAGCCATCACTAGCCTCGCCAACAGCGCCTCCAGCGCCCTGACCGCCGAGGTCAACCGCGCCACCGCAGCCGAAGGCGTCATCGCCGCCGGTCTCGCTCAAGAGCTTCTTGACCGCGCCGCAGCCGACACCACCCTCCAGGGCAACATCAACACCGTTGCAGGCAATCTCTCCAGCGAGACATCGGCCCGCCAAGCGGCTGACACCACCCTCCAGAACAATATCGACAGCGAAGCCAGCACCCGTGCTTCGGCCATCAGCGCCCTCGATAGCCGAGTGGTCGCGCTCGAAGGTGCCTCCGCCGACGCCCGCCTCGACGAGGTGGAGTCCGACATTGCTGCCATTGAATCCGCCGCGACAGCCTTGACTGGCCGCGTCTCCAGCTTGGAGACCACCGCAGCCGGACTCGGCACCATGTCCACGCAGAATGCCAACAATGTCGCCATCACCGGCGGCACCATCGAAGGCATCGAGCTGGACGGCGGCAGCTTCTAATAGCTCCCTCCCCCCACAGCGGCGGTGCGGTTCCAGCCCGCGCCGCCGCCACGGGGCCACTGCTTAAAACTTAATTCTTAAAACTTCTCCATGGCCACGGTCTTCAAGCTCCTCCGCTCCACGGTTCCCGGCCGAGTCCCTACCGCCGCGCAAGTGGCCCAAGGCTCCCTCGCCCTCAACCTCGCCGACCGGCGCTTGTATTCCAAGGACCACACCAACGAAGTTTTCAGAATAGCCCGTCCCCGCGACCCCTCGGACTACCAACTCCTGCACGCTGCGGACGGCAACCACCTCTACCTCGGCCGCCTCGCTTGGGCAGACTTCCCCGCCTCCGGCCCCGCCGAGGACTCCACCGCCTGGACCATCTACAAAATCACCACCGACGCCGCAGGCAATGTCGTCTCGGAGCAATCCGCAGTCGGCGCGTGGTCTTCCAAAGAGTCTCTTCAATTTTCTTAACCAACCAGCACCACCATGAAAGCCAGCAACCCCATCGTTATCGGCGAAAAGTCTTTCGACCTTTTTTCGCTCAATCTCGCAATCAACGGCAAATACAACGCAGACGGCACCTCTGACGCCAGCATCGCCGCCCGTTTCATCCCCACCCGATTAGTCGAGGACGGCGAGCCAGAGCAGGCGCAAGAGCAGAGCGTCAACATCGCCCTCGGGTCCCTCTCCGGTGCTGACCAACCCACACTCACCGCCGTCGCTGAGATCAGCGCGGCCCTTCAAAAATTCATCCTCTCGAAAGGACTTTAAAAATGGCTAACTATCGCGCAGTAGCAAACGGCAACTGGTCAAATGGAGCAACATGGGCAGGAGGCGCAGTGCCTCCGAATAACCAAGGTCACGACATTTACAGCAACAATTTCACGGTCACCATAGACACTAATGTCAATGTGAACTTGATTACAAACGCCTCAAATGCTGGCACATTTGTAGGTGGCGGCACCGCTGCCGCTGGCGGCGGATTCACGGTTAGCGCATCTGGGTTAACAATAACCTCAAATGTGACAACTTATTTTCAACATACCTCATCTACGCTGACTTTTACAGGCGGAGCTGGCACATCCCTGATGTTAAATGGCAATGTAACAGGGGACCGCGCAAGCGCAGGCGTTCGCGGAGCAGTGAATGTAACGGGCGCTGGGTCGCTCACCGTAAATGGAAACATTGCAAATTCAGGCGCTGGTCAAGGTAGTTCTACAGGTCTCAGCGCATCCGCAGGCTTTGCAGTTGTAAACGGAAATCTTTCGACTGTAATTGGAAATGTATCGGCAAGCTTTTCCAATAGTAATGGCAACTCTGCTGTATATTGCACAGGCACGGTTAATTTAACTGTAAATTCTGGCACTTTTGCAGGAGGAGCCGGAGGAACATCTGTCTCGCAATCATCTATTTGGCAAAATGGCGCGAGCACCGTGGTCACTTTAAATAATTGCATTGTCACAGCAGGCACGGTAAGTCCAGCGGTCTTCGTTTCGGCGGGATCGTTATTTTCAACAAATGGGATACTCACTGCACTAAATGGAGTTCCCGCTGTTTCTTCAACCCTTGTTACTGCTTCTGGAACTTTTGTTTATGCCCAAGACGGAACAAATCCAATCGGCGGAGCGCGGTTGATTTTAGGGACATCGCCAACAAACGCTTACACGCAATTTGCGCTCAACGGCATCAACGCAAATTCATTCGTCCGTTACTACACCGCCGACAACAACCTCGGCCAAGCCAACCCCACCGATGTCCGATCTGGCGTGAGCTACGCCAGCGGAAGCCTCACCGGACGCCTCACCGTCCCGGCTCGCGGATCGGTGGCCCTTTCGGTGAACTACGGGCCGTCGATGCCATTCACGGCCACCTGCAGCGGCACGACTGCCACGGCAACGCTGGCTTACAGCTACCCGCTTGTAGTCGGGGATACCATCACCGTGACAGGCTCAAGCAATAGCGAGTGGAATAGCACCTATACCATCGCTTCGGTGGTGTCTGGAACATCAGTCACATTCACCGTCCCTGCCACGCACAGCGCCACCGCAGGCACAGGCGCACTCATGCAGACCACCGGAACAGCGGTCCTCGATCCCGCAGCCGTGGCTTCGGCAGTGTGGGGCGCGGCAACCAAAACTATTACGGGCGGAACGGTCGATACTCTTACGAACGCGCCCGATGTGCCTACGGAGTCGGAAATCGCCGCCGCCGTGCGAACGGAACTTGCCACTGAGCTGGGGCGTCTTGACGCCGCTGTTTCCTCACGCCTCGCTCCAAACGGCACACTTGCCACCGTCACGACATTGACCAACGCGCCGGCTGTTCCAAGCGCAGCGGCTATCGCCGACGAAGTGCGCGTGGAACTCGCCACCGAACTCGCCCGCATCGATGCGCCGATCTCCGGTGCAGGTAACGCGCCAAGCGCTGCTACCGTGGCCTCGGCCGTTCGCACCGAGCTCTCCACTGAGCTGGCCCGAGTGGACCAAGCCATCAGCTCGCGCCTCGCTGGATCGGCCTACACCGCGCCAGCCAACAGCGACATCGCCGCAATCAAATCCAAGACCGACGCGCTCCCCGCCTCACCAGCAGCGACCGGAGACATCCCTACAGCCGCGCAGAACGCCACCGCCGTCTGGTCCAAACCGGCAAATGAATTGACGGTGGCAGACTCCATCGGTGAACGCGCCAAGCAACAAAGCACGGTAGCAATTACCGGTGCGCAACTGGCCGCCGCCCTCAGCTAACAATGGACACGCACCAAGCCACCGCCTCGTTCACCGGGCTGCTTGCTACGGCGAGCGGCCTCACGCTCTCCATGCTGCCGGAGCTGGAAGCGTGGCTGCGTGTGGCTTCGCTCGTCATCGGCTGCCTCGTCGGTCTCGCCTCGCTCTATGCAATCCTACGCAACAAAAAGCACCCCCATGAATAAATTCCTCTCGCACTTAAAACAACCGTCCACCTTTCGCGGCCTCGCCATCCTTGCCGGACTCGGCGGTATCGCCGTTGACCCCGCCCAGGTCAACGCCATCGCGGCCGCCGTGGCAGCAATCATCGCCCTCATCGAGGTATTCCGCAAGGAATCCAAATGATCCACCCCGCCCAGATCGTCACCGGCCTCCTGGCGACCGCGTTTGCCGTAGGAGCCCTCCTGCTCCTCGGTGGATGCAGCACGCTGGGCATCTCGCTCCAGACTGACTATGGCCAATTCAGCTACACGCTGCCGGAGCTGCCAAAGCCTACATCGAGCAAATGACCCATAAATTTTAATCCTCCCGATGCTCCCCCCGAGCCGCCCACAGCAAGCGAAGTCCAAGACGCAAGCCCTGCTCACCAAGGCCCGCGTGGATGATGCCGTGGCGCTTGTGGGCATTCGAGGCTACTACCGCGACAGCATGGGAGTCCCAGGCGAGAACGACCGAGGCATCTACGACGACGCCATTTTCCTCGTCTCGCCAAACGCCTACGCCACCTTCAACGCCAACACCGATCCGAGCGTGAAGCGCCAAGGCATCGCTGTGCTGAAGCCCGGCGTGCATCGCTACCGCAAAGGCAAACACGGCCTCAGCAAGCCTGGCGGCGGCTACCCCGCCCTCCGCCCCGCAAACCCCGCTGAAGAACTCCCCGTGACCCGCGACGGCACGGGCGACAGTATGGGCATCGCAATCAACATCCACAAAGGGGGCTTCCGCACCACCAGCAGCGAAGGCTGCCAGACCATTTACCCCAGCCAGTGGGAGTCTTTCATTTCCCTGGTCTATTCCGAAATGGACCGCGCCGGGCAGAAGACAATCCCTTACCTGCTCGTCGAGGAGGAAGCATGAGCGCCAAACGCAAGCCCGCCACCCGCAAAGCCGTGCTGGAGCGCATCCGAAAAGAACTCGTCGAGCAATTCGATGTCGGTCTTGCAGTAGTCTCTTGGGAAGAGGGCGGCGAGACATTCCACATGGATTTTAAATTCGGGAACGAATACGCGGTCGAAAAGCTCGCCGAGCGGACCAGCGACATTTTGTTCCCGTTTGAAGACGAAGAAGAGGAGGAAGAAGTATGAAGACCAACAGGCTGCAAAACATCGTTCACGCCAGCCAAGTCGCCGCCGCGCAAAACGAGGCTGCGCAAGCGCGAGCGCAACTTGAGGCCGAGCGCCGCGCACACGCCGAGACCGTCAAGGCTCTTGAGCGTTCGCGTTTCACGAAGCCGCCGCGCAAAGTTGCTCCGCGCATCTCCAAGGCCGGGACCGGAGACATTGTTGAAGTGATTTTTTCTGATGTCCACGGCAACAAGCACGACCCTGCCGCGATGGCTGCTTTCCTCGCAGACCTCAAATCCATCAATCCAGACCGCCTCATCATCGGCGGCGATTTTATCGACTGCGGCGGATTCTTGGCCGAGCACCACGCGCTTGGCTATGTGGCAGAGACCGAGGACAGCTACGAAGACGACATCGCCGTCTCCAACAGTCTCCTCGACCAAATCCTTGCTGCCGCCTCGCCCTCTGAGGTGCATTATGTAGAAGGCAACCATGAATGGCGTGTCGAGCGGTGGGCGCTCACCCAACGCCTCGCGCACCACAAGGATACCGACCTCCTTCGCCGCACCTTTTGTGCCGAGCATGTGCTGAGGCTCAAAGACCGAGGCATCCGCTACTACCACCAAGGCAAAACCCACGGCGATTGCGACACGCCAGGCTGGGTCAAAATCGACAAGGCGTTTTTCGTGCACAAAATCAGCAACGCCCGCGACGCCGCTGGACAAGCTATGGCCAAGGCCGCCGCGAATATCGTCTTCTTCGACACCCACCGTGCCGCCTACAAGCCCATGCACCTCCCCGGCGTTGGCCTCATTTCCGCCTGGAACCCCGGCTGCCTGTGCAAACGCCAGCCCCTCTACGCCAACACCCGCCCCACAGAATGGACCCACGGCTACCTCGTCCGCTTCATCAGCAAAAAGACCGGCAACTTCCAGATGGTGAATGTCACCATCAACGAAGGCACCAGCTACGCCAGCCTCCTCCTCAAACCCAAGTCCGCATGAACAAACTCGCCGCCATCGCCCTCAAGCACAAAGCCCTCAAATACGGCATCCCCGCAAACCAAGGATGGCTCACCCGCCAGCAAGCCGCCCGCCAACTCGGCTGCCCCGAGCGCAATGTCCACGACCTCCTGCGCGACGCCATAGAAGCCCGCGACATCGAGACTAAAAAATTCAGCGATTGGGACGCCGCCACCATGCGCCCCGTGCAAGTCACCTGCTACCGCATCATCGAGCCCGGCACCCCCAAGCCCGCCAAATCCTCTGCCGCCGCAGCGGAAACCATCCCCGGCATCCCCGCCGATTTGCTGCCCAAGGTTCGCCAAAAAATCCTCGAGCACCCGCACAAAACCGCCAGCGCCATCAAGGACTTGTTTTCCACAAACAACCGTATGCGCCTGAGCGTAGCAGCGATTCGCGGGCTACTTGACAAGCCCCCGCACAATAAAAAGTAGATGCCCGATGACCAAACAATCGTAGAAGGCGACGCCGGATTCCTCGGCATGGCCTCCCGCCTCAACCCGCTGCAACTCCAGCCGGGCATGGTCCAGTATTGTGAAAACATGCGCCTCGACCGAGGCGTGGCGCAGACCCGCAAAGGGGCGAAGCGGCTGGGAGAATCCATCGGCTACATTGGCGAGGCGCTGACCGTTCCTTTCCAACTTGGAACGGACAAAACAATCTCCTCACTGACTCGCGGCGGCAACGGAAACCTCACGGCTACGGCCACTCTCGCCGCGCATGGCTACGCCACCGGAGACCGAATCAACATTCGCGGAGCCTCGCCTGCGCAATACAACGGCGACTTCTACATCACGGCCACCGACGCAAATGCCTTCACCTACACGATGGCTGCCGACCCCGGCGCAAACGCCACCGGAACGCTTGTGGCCAACAAGGGGCCTATTGTTCAAACGACCTACACCGGAGGCATCATCGGAGCGGGCATTTACTCCTCGCCGCGCCTGGACAATTCCAACGAATACATCGTCCTTGCCGGACCAAACTCTGTTTACCTCTGGCGCGACGGCGCGAATCTCCAGACGATTCAGCTTCCCAATACCGACACGCTGGTTGCTGGCGATGACATCGAGATCATCCAAGCCTTCGACAAACTCTACCTGCTGCGCACCCGCGAGGAGTCGCTGATCCGCCTCCAGACGCTCACGCAGGCCAGCGGCACGGCCACAGCTACCACGCTGGGCACGCACCCCTACCAAACCGGCGAGGTGGTGCGCATCAGCGGGGCAGGGGAGGCCGGTTACTTGGCCGACTTTGAGGTGACGCGGATTTCCTCCACGCAGTTTTCGTTTTCTGTTCCCTCCGCCACGGCGGCTTCTGCCAACGGCACGATTATTTCCCAGCGTGTGCAGCCTGCCTTGGTGTGGGATGGCATCCTGGCAAATGGTTTCTCCCGCGTCGCGCAGGGATCGCATCCGCTGGGCGTGACCTACTCGCGCCTGCCCAGCACCAGCACGGCGACTTACTACAACAACCAACTCGTCATCGCCCGCAACCGCGACGAGGTGCTGATTTCGGATGTTTTCGACGCCGAGACCTACGATCCGGTGAGCAAGGCATTCCGCGCCAACTCGGGCTCGAACGACTACATCGTGGCCCTGCACCCCTATGCCGAGGGCCAAGTTCTCGTCTTCTGCCGCAAATCTATCTGGCTCGCCACGGCGGCCATCGGCACGGATGGCGTTTCGATTGACCCCGCCGCTTCCAGCCTGCAACTCCTCACCGACGAGATCGGCTGCTCGGCCAAGCGATCCATCGCTACCGCAGGCGTGTATGTGTTTTTCCTCTCGGACAATGGCGTTTACCGGCTGGACAATCAATTTGACCTCAAGCTGCGCGGCAGCACTCAGACTCTCTCGGACCCCATCGCCGACCTCATCGCCGAGATCAACGCCCCGGCAGCGCACCTGAGCAACGGCATTTATTTTGCGAACCGCTACTACCTCGCCGTGCCGCTCGGCACCAGCACCGAGCCGAACGCCCTCTTCGCCTTCAACATGCTGAACCAGCAGTGGGAGACCAAAGACATCTACGGCTTCCCGTTGAACCGCCTGCTCGTCTCCGACTACGGCACACAGCGCCGCCTCTTCACGGCCACCACCACCGGCAAACTCTTCCTCCTCGATGAGCAAGAGACCGGAGCCGACGATACCCAAAGCGGCCTCGGCAGCACCCCTGTCCTCGGCAGTCTCCTGACCCGCCGCTACGGCTGGGGAAGCCTCAACGCCAAACGCCTGACCCGCACCAAGGCCAGCGTCGTCCTGTCCGCTGGAAGCGCCTGCACGCTCGATGCGGTGACGACGGATTTCGACGCTGATTTCCAGATCGCCTCCTTAGTGAACACCACCGCCGACCAAGAGGACTACACGCTGAAGGCTCCGCTGCGCTGCAAGGCAACCGCCCTCGACCTCCGCTTCCGCACCACCTCCGGCCGCCCCATCCTCCGCACCCTCGCCGCCGAGGCGACAATCAACGGGCCGGTGAGTGCCGAAACCCGAACCTTAAACTAACCACAGAGGACACAGAGAACACAGAGGACGCCTCTTAATCCTTAAAACTTAAAACTCAAAAATGGCAACCGTCACCCCAGGCTACACATTTACAAACGATGAAGTCGTTACCCCAGCAAAGCTCAACTCGGCGGCTACGCCAACGGTAGCCCTCGCAAATAACGAGGTGACAACTTCAACAATCGCTGATGGCGCTGTCACTCAAGCCAAGCTCAACTCCAGCGTCACACTTGTGCCGACCGGAGCGATCATGCCGTTTGCCATGAACACCGCGCCAAGTGGATGGCTCGCAGCCAATGGATCGGCAGTGTCTCGCACGGCTTTTGCCGCTCTCTTTGCAGCCATCGGGACAACTTACGGTGCTGGCGATGGTAGCACCACATTTACCCTTCCTGACTTGCGTGGATATTTCGTGCGAGGATCAGGCACGAATAGCGATGGCGTTGCCGCTGGCACTTTTGGAGCCAAGCAAGCGGATGGAGTGATCAGCCATACGCATTCTGGCACCACAGGACATGACTATCCAGATCATGCGCATAGCCATAGCGCGGCAAGTGGCGGAAGTTCTTATTATATGTATGGTGGAGGAGGTCTTGGAACATTTGGAGGCTCGACCAATGGCGCTTCTACCCGCCACCAGCACGATTTCACTACCAGTAGCCAATCCCCCGCAGGCGCGACCGAGACCCGCCCGCGCAACATAGCCATGTTGTATTGCATCAAAGCCTAATGCTCCCCTGGGAAAGAGCCCGAAACTGGCATGACGACAACACCACCGAACCCTTCGAGTCCCTACTCGCCTGGCACATGGCCCACGGCCTCGTTTTCAACACCCCGCAAGTCTTCCTCCTCGCCCACGAAGTCCACTACTCCCCAGACACTAACACCATGACCTACGACCTCCCCCCCAACGCTTGGTTCGTCGAGCTCGCCGCCTCGGTCGGCCACGCGAACCCCGTCCGCGAATTTCTCCGCGTAGCCACACACCCCCAAGAGTGGGCCATCTGGCACCGCCGCAATTCCTTCCAACCCCACGCCTACCCATGGGCCAAACTCGCCCGCCGCGTTGGTCTCGTTGAAGGGAGGGTTTCGTAATGGGAGGTTCCTCAGCATCTAAACCCAAGGAACAAAAAGCGCCGCCACAAGCGCAGCCTATCGACTACGGCGCTTTGATGGCGCAATCGCGTGCGTCCGCAAAAGAGGACTACCGTGACCAGCTCAACGCGCAGATCGAAGCCTATCCGAAACTTGAATCCCTTCAGCTCGGCACGATTGGCAAACTCTCCGATAGCCTCTCTGGCAACAATAACGCCTACACCCGCCGCGCTACCGACCAGCTCATCGCCGCCGAAGACCAAGCCAACCAACTTGGCCGCATCGGCGACTACACAGAGCAGCTCGGCTACCAAGCCGCCCGCGACCTTGAAGGAACGGACATCGAACGCGAGCTCCAACGCCAAGCCACCAGCGAACTCGCCCTCGGCCGCAGCCTGAGCCCCGAGCAGGAGCGCCAAGCCACCCAGCAAGCCCGCGCCGGGATGGCTGCCCGTGGCCTCGGAGTCGGCACCGGAGCCCTCGCCGCCGAAGTGCTTAACCGCGATGCCTACGCCACCGAGCGCGAAGCGAGCCGCCGTAACTTCGCAGGCTCCACCAATCAAATGCTCGTCGGCAACCGGCAAAACCGCATCGGCCAAGTCGGCAACATCCTCGGCCAGTCTGCCAACACCAGGATGAACCAAGCCAACCTCCGCAGCAGCCTCGCCGGAGCCAACATCACCATCGACCCCTACGCTCGCGCCATGAACCCCGCCCTCGGCATGGGGGCCAGCACCCTCGGTAACTCCGGCCAGATGATCGGCAACACCTACTCGAACGCCACGCAGATGGCCGGAAATGTCGCAGGCGTCAACGCCTCCATGCTCGATTCCCGCTGGAACACGGTGCAAAACAACAACGCCTCCCTGCAAAGCGCCTACATGGGAGCCAGGGCCAGCGACAACGCCGCGAATATGGGCCTCCATGGAGCAGCCATGGGAGCCAGCGCCGTCATCGGAGCCGCCGCCGCCGCCTGCTGGGTAGCCCGCGCCGCCTTCGGCACGGCCACTACTCGTTGGGTGGAATACCGCCGCGCCATGCTTCGCCATGCCAGCGACCGCACGATCCGCCTCTACTGCCAGCACGGCCAATCCATCGCCGCCGCCATCACCACGCCACTCCGCCGCCTCATCGCCCGCCTCACGCTCCGCACCCTTCAATGGTCCTGGAACTAA